AATTCAGACTGGTAATTATGAACCTTCCCATTCGGGATGAGGTATTTCAATAGGACCATAACAAGTTAAACCTACTGTATCAACATCTCTAGTTTCAGCCTGTTCTAATTTATGAACTTCCCAATCTGTTGATATTTTATCAATATGTTTATAACCTTCAGGTGGATTTGTTTGTGCAATACAAATTTGTTTTGTTTCATACATCTGTATTGGTGTAGCTGGTAATACTGTACCATCAACCAAAGTAAGTATTGCAATTAACATATATGCTTCCATTTTTTTACCTCTCTCTACTATTTATAAGAATTTTATAAAAATGTTGGGTCTAACAAGTCATTTTCTATCTTAATCATACAATTAGAACATATAATTTTAGATGAATTAATAAGTCTTTTAACTTCTTTTCTACTTTTATCGTTCATACCAACCCTTACAATTCGTTTACGAATCTCTTTATCATGAGGATAGAATCTTAAACAAGCTATTTCTGGTTCACCACAATGGACACATTTTGTATTTTCTAAATATTCATTTATTGAAGAAGCTCTTTTATGATAGTTTCTTTTAGTGACTTCTTTTATGGTATCTTTATATTTTTTGTAATGATTACTTGACATATTTCTATTTATATGTTGAAGAACATATAAAAGTCTGATTTAAAGATTATATTTTTTATAAATAACTACAAAGATTTAATAATTATTATTAGGAGTACATGTCATGGGATTTATGGTCTCACCAGGCGTTCAAGTAAAAGAAATTGATTTAACCAATGTAGTACCTGCAGTCGCTACATCTATTGGTGCTATTGCTGGAGCTTTCCAAAAAGGACCAGTTTCTTCTATCGTAGATATATCTAGCGAAGAAGAACTTGTTGAAATATTTGGAAAACCACAAGGTTCTAGTAATCAATTCGAAACTTTTTTCTGCGCCGCAAACTTTTTAAAATATACTGACACATTAAAAGTAGTCAGAGCAGGAAGTGGTCATTTAAATGCTGGAGCAAACTCTGGTATATTAATTAGAGATTTAGACCACTATGATGCAAGCTTCTCAACGGGACAAGGTTCTCATGGAGAATGGGCTGCAAGAAGTGCTGGAACATGGGGTAACTCTTTAAGAGTAGAAATTTGTCCAAGTGCTACAGCATACGAACAGGATTTAAGTACAAACAATTTAGTAAATACATCAACATCTGCTGTCGGTGATACATCTATTGTAGTAGATGACGCTGACGCTTCAGGTTATGCATTTAATGTAGGTGATTTAGTATCATTCTTCTCGGATACAGCAAACACAACTGCTGTAGATGACTTTAATGAATATGAAGTTACTGCAATCAATACATCAACAAACGCATTAACAATTCGTTTAAAAGATGACCCATCGGGTGCTGGTTTACAAACTGCAATACCTGATGATTCTAAAATTAAAAGACGCTGGAAATATTATGATTTATTTTCAGGCGCACCTGGTACATCAGATTATAATACTAATGCTGGTAGTGGTTCAGGTGATGAACTTCATGTAGTAGTTGCAGACGCTGATGGTAAAATAACAGGTTATGATACAGATGTAGCTGGTGGAAGAACATCCGCTGTTATAGAAACATTTGGTCATATGTCTAAAAATTCATCTGCGAAATCACCACAAGGTGATAGTATATACTACCCAGATGTAATCAGAGCTAAATCAAATTACATTTATTGGACAGACCATATAAGTGCTGGTAGTAATTGGGGAACAGATACTACAACAACTTATACTGCTGTCACTACAACAACGATTGATACTCTAACAGGTGGAACAGATGATTACGCTGTGACTGCTGGAGAATTAGAATTAGCATATGATAAATTTGCAGATACAGAATCAGTAGATTGTAATTTAGTATTAGGTGGACCATCTAGTTTAGTAGGTGATACTAAAGCAGCTATGGATACACATAATACTATGATTATGAATCTAGTAAATGGTAGAAAAGATTGTGTGGGATTTGTTTCCCCATATCGTTCAGCTGTAGTAGGTGTCACAACATCTACACAACAAGCAGATAATGTTAAAATTGCTGCTGACTTATTACCAAGTTCATCTTATATGGTAATGGATAGTGGGTATATGTACATGTATGATAAGTACAATGATGTTTATAGACATGTACCATTAAATGGTTCAGTTGCTGGTTTATGTGCAAACACAGATTCAGTTGCAGACCCATGGTTCTCACCAGCTGGATTTAATAGAGGAACTGTTAGAGGAGCTATTAAATTAGCATTTAACCCAGATAAAGCTGATAGAGATAAACTATATCAAGCAAGAGTTAACCCAGTGGTTAATTTCCCTGGTCAAGGTGTAACTCTATTTGGTGATAAAACAATGCAAACTAAACCAAGTGCTTTTGACAGAATTAATGTTAGAAGATTATTCTTAGTATTAGAAAAAGCTATTGCAACTGCTGCTAAATTCCAACTCTTTGAATTCAATGATGAATTTACAAGAGCTCAATTTAGAAATCTCGTTGAACCATTTTTAAGAGATGTTCAAGGCCGTAGAGGTATTACAGACTTCCTAGTGAAGTGTGATGCTTCAAATAACACAGGTAGTGTAATTGATAGAAACGAATTTGTCGCAGACATATTTGTTAAACCTGCTCGTTCTATTAACTTCATTACATTGAACTTCATTGCTACAAGAACAGGTGTAGCCTTTACAGAGGTTGGAGGTTAATCATGGCACAGATAGACGATTTTAAAGCTAGTTTAGTAGGCGGTGGTTGGAGAAGCAACTCGTTTAGAGTGACTATTACACCACCTGCTGGAATTGCAACAGGTATAGATGTAAGAAGAACTTCATTTTTATGTAAAGCTACTACAACACCTGAAATCACTTTAGGTGAACTTGAACTTGCATATAGAGGTAGAAAAATAATGGTTGCTGGTGATAGAGATACCACTGGTGATTGGGAAACTACTTTCTATGCAGATACTGATATGATGATTCTAAATGCGATACAAAGGTGGAATAACGGAATTAATGATTTTGATACAAATCAAGGTGTTAATTCACTATCTGATTATGCAACTGACTTAACTGCTGAATTGTTAGATAGAGATGATACAGTATTGAAAACATATATTTTCAAGAATGCGTGGCCTAGTAAAATTGCTGGGTTTACCATGGATGCTTCAGCTGAATCAGCTATTGCTGACTTTGCAGTAACTTGGAAGTATCAAAATTACTCAATCAGTGGCGTAAACTTTTAATAGTCTTTTTTATCATTATAAATAAAAGACAATAAAAGGAGATTTTATTATGGCAGAACTATTTGGTTTTAAATTTGAGAGAATCAAAGATACCAAAAGTCAAGAAAAATTCACAGTACCCCCAGCGGATGACGGCGCAGTCGAAATTGCAGGGGGTGGTTTCTTTGGTCAAGTTTTAGATGTAGATGGTAGAGATAAATCTGAACTTGATTTAATTCGTAGATATCGTGAGATAGCACAACAACCAGAATGTGATGCTGCGGTTGAAGATATTATCAATGAAGGTATCGTGGCTAATGAAAGGGACCAGGCTGTATCTATCGTTCTTGATAGATTAGATTATACCAAACCAATTAAAGACAGAATTCGTAGAGAATTTGATACTGTATTATCACTTTTAGATTTTGATACTAAAGGTCATGATATTTTTAGAAGATGGTATATTGATGGTAGAATTTTTTATCACAAAGTAATTGACAAAAAAAATCCAAAACAAGGTGTCGTTGAATTAAGATATATTGACCCAAGAAAAATTAGAAAAGTAAGAACAATTAAGAAAGAACCTAAAGCAGGCTCTTCTTTAGAAATTGTAAAAGGTGTAGAAGACTTTTTCATTTATAATGAGAAAGGATTACAACAAGGACAAATGAATGAAGGTATTAAGATTGCCGATGATTCTATTACATATGTACCTTCTGGTTTAATAGACCAAAACAGAGGTCATGTATTAGGACATTTACATAAAGCAATTAAACCTGTCAATCAATTAAGAATGATTGAAGATTCTGTGGTTATATACAGAATATCTAGAGCACCTGAAAGAAGAATATTTTATATTGATGTAGGTAATCTACCTAAAGTAAAAGCAGAACAATATCTAAAAGATGTTATGAATCGTTATCGTAATAAATTAGTTTATGATGCTTCTACTGGTGAGATAAGAGATGACAGAAATCATATGTCAATGTTAGAAGATTTTTGGTTGCCTCGTAGAGAAGGTGGTCGTGGTACAGAAATTACTACACTACAAGGTGGACAAAATTTAGGTGAGATAGATGATATCTTATATTTCCAAAAGAAATTATATCGTTCATTAAATGTACCTATTTCTAGAATGGAAGCTGAAAGTGGTTTCAGTTTAGGTCGTTCAACAGAAATTACAAGAGATGAATTAAAATTTACTAAATTTGTACAAAGATTAAGAAAGAAGTTTACCCCACTATTTACAGACATACTTAAAGCACAATGTATATTAAAAGGTATTGTGACTGTTGAAGATTGGGATAGAATAAAAGAACATATTCAATATAATTTCTTACAAGACGGACATTTTGCTGAATTAAAAAGACAAGAAGTGTTTAATGAAAGATTAACAGCATTACAAACTGTTGAAAGTTATATTGGAACATTCTTTAGTAAAGAATGGGTACAAAAAAATGTACTAAATATGACAGAAGCAGAAATGGAAGAAATGCAAAATCAAATTAACAAAGAAGCTGGAATGGATGTTGAAGATGGTGGTATGGATGTACCAGATGCTACAGATGGTATCACAAGATATCCACAAGATTCTACAGGTTCGTTTATTGCACCAGAAGACCTAGATGGTGAAGGTGAAAATGACGGAGTAAATAATAAAGGAGATAATTAATGGCGGAAACTAAAGATATAATAGATGCTTTATCCGATGGTGATAATCTAGGTGCTGAAAAAGCTTTTAAAGATACAATTGCTTCAAAAGTTGCTGATTCACTAGAAACAAAAAGAAAAGAAGTAGCAAATACTTTTGTGAAATCTAATCAAACAAAGGATGAAAAAGGAGATGGCGAAGAAGTTTAATGACTTTTATATTCCATTTTTCGAAAAGGATGAACATAAAAAGTCTAAACAATATAAGAAACTCAATCCTAAAATGAGGGATGCGGTGGATGATATTTTCAAAATAATGGATGCTAAACCATCAGATTTCCTAAATACTTTTGAAAAAACCATAAAACAGGTTTCAAAGAAGTTTAGGGTTAAAGAAAAAGAACTTATGGGGTACTTCGAAAAGGAAGTATTGTCAATTTAATAGGAGTAGATTTAGATGTCTTTTGCAACTATAACATTAAGAGATACAGCAGTAAATGCTGAAGGTGCTGGTGGAACAGTTACAGTTTTAGTCAATATTGATAATGACACAACTACAACTAATGCTATTCTAGATGCCTCTGCTCTTGATGGTCATGCCAATGGAGCTAAATTACATATTAGCAGACTTTGGTGGGGTTTAGTACAAGGAACTGCAGATGATGATACAGGTCATGCTGCAATAATTGAACAAGGTTCTTCATCAGATGTCACATTAATTGACCTTGCTGGAAGTGGACATTATGATGGCTCTGCAGGATTAATTAAATCTAGGGCAACAAATGCAACAGCAACCTCTGGTGATATGGAACTATCTTGTCAAGGTACATCAGGTTTTGTTTTAATAGAATTTAAGAAAGATGAAAACTACACATCATAGAGAGAATTATGAGTAATAAAGTAAAATTAATATCTGAATCTACTTTACAAGATGTAGAGTATATTACAGAAGAAAATAAAAATGGAACAAAAGATTATAAGATAAAAGGAATCTTTATGCAAGCGGACATTAAAAATAAGAATGGTCGCGTGTATCCAATGGAAATACTTAACAAAGAAGTAAATAGATATAACAAAGAATTTATACAAGAGAAGCGTGCTTATGGTGAGTTAGGACACCCAGAAGGTCCAACTGTAAATCTAGAAAGAGCTTCTCATATGATTACTGCCCTTTATCAAGACGGTAAAAACTTTATAGGTGAAGCTAAAATATTAGCTACCCCTATGGGTAAAATCGTTAAGACATTAATGGATGAAGGTGCTAAACTTGGTGTTTCTTCAAGAGGAATGGGAAGTTTAGAAGAAAAAGACGGTAAAAACTATGTAAGAGATGATTTTTATCTTGCTACTGCAGCTGATATAGTATCTGACCCATCTGCTCCGAGTGCTTTCGTAGAAGGTATTATGGAAGGTAGAGAGTGGGTTTGGTCACATGGAGCACTAATGGAAGCTGAATTAGTAGAGATGAAAGAAAGGATTAACACTAAAATTCGGAAAAAACAAGCTTTGGAACAGAATTTAGAGTTCGCTAAGTTCCTCAAATTGTTGTAATGTATAAATAAGTGTTAATATAATATAAATTTTAATTAAAATTAATAGGAGTTTATCCGATGGCAAATGAAATCGAAAAAACTATTGAAGAATTAGAAGCAGAAGTGCTAAGTGAGCTCGAAGAAGCAACATCGGCTGATGCTCCTAAAAAGGGCGCTGCTCCTGCGGAAGCAGGTGTCAAAGCTTCTGATGCTTCAGCTGTAACACCTATGGGAGCTGTACAAGATATGGGCCCTGCTGTTACACATCCTAGTGATAAAAAAGGCCCTGGTACTCAAGCTGGTAAAAAAGCTGATGAGAAGAAGGGTGATGCTGCTCAAAAGAAAGAGTTAGCACCTGAAAAAGGTGACTACAAACCAAAAGATGGTGAAGAAGGAGCTAAGAAAGCTGCTACACCTTTAGCATCTGGTGATGAAGTTAAACCTACTGAAGGTCAAGAAGTTATCGCTGAGAAAGAAGAAACTACTGAGGAAGAAAAACCTGCAATGACAACAGCTGAAATGCTTAAGGCAATGAAAGAAATGCCAGAAGATTTAATTAAAGCTGCATATGAGCATATGAAATCCGAAGTAAAAGAAGAAGATTCAGAAGAAGATGCTGAGAAAAAAGCACTTCAAAAAGAAGCTGTAGAACAAAGAATTAAATCCATAGATGTACAAGAACATGTCGAAGCTCTAATGAGTGGAGAAGGTGACTTGTCAGATGAGTTTAAAAAGAAAGCTGGAACAGTTTTCGAATCTGCAGTTAAATCTAAAGTCCGTGATGAAGTCACAAGACTTCAAGAAAACTATGATAGTGAATTAGAAGAAGCTACTAAATCTGTTAAAGTAGAATTATCAGAAAAAGTAGATACATATCTAAACTATGTTGTAGAAGAATGGATGAAAGAAAATGAACTAGCTGTAGAAAGAGGTCTTAAAGGAGAAATCGCTGAAGACTTTATAGCTGGATTAAAACAGTTGTTTGAGGACCATTATGTAGACATCCCTGATGAAAAATATGATGTACTTCAAGCACAATCAGACAAGATTGCTGAGTTAGAAGAAAAGGTTAATAAAACTATTGAGGAATCAATAGAGTATAAAAAATCTAATGATTCTTTAACTCGTAATAAAGTTATTTCAGAAGCTACTTCTGATTTAGCTGACACAGAAATTGAAAAGTTCAAAGAGCTAACCCAAGATGTTGAATTTGGAAACGAAGAAGACTTCAAAGGTAAACTTGATACTTTAAAGGAAAGTTATTTCCCTAAAGTAAAAAAGGATGCTTCAGAAACAATAGACAATGTAGAAACTGGCCCTGCACAGGACATTGACTTAACTGACACTATGAGTGCTTATTCACAAGCAATCTCTAGAGGAAGTTTAGACAAGGGTGCAAGTAAGTAAATTATAATATAACACAAAGGAGAAAACATAATGTTTCAAACAGAAAGTCTTCAAGAAAAGTGGTCGCCAGTCCTTGCACATCCCGACTTACCAAAAATCGAGGATTCGTACAAAAGGGCAGTAACTACTGTAATTCTTGAAAACCAAGAAAAAGCTATTAAAGAAGATAGAAACTTCTTACAAGAAGCAGCTCCAACAAACAGCACAGGTGCTGATGTTGAGAACTGGGACCCTATTTTAATTAGCTTGGTTAGACGCTCAATGCCAAACTTAATTGCTTATGACATTTGCGGTGTACAACCAATGACAGGCCCAACTGGGTTAATATTCGCTATGCGTGCTAGATACGCTTCACAAGACGGGACTGAAGCTCTCGGTGATGAAGCTGATTCTGGTTTTGCTAACGATGACGCTGCTGGTGATTTAACATCATCTGCAATGACAGGTTCAAACCCTGCAACACTAAATGACAGCCCAAGTGCTGGTCAATACTTGTCACCAACAGGTATGACTACTGCACAAGGTGAAGCTTTAGGTGATACAACAACTAATGCTTTCGCTGAAATGGCTTTCAGTATCGAAAAAACAACAGTTACCGCTGTGACTAGAGCTCTAAAAGCTGAGTACACAATGGAACTTGCTCAAGACCTTAAAGCAATTCATGGTCTAGATGCAGAAACTGAACTAGCTAATATCTTATCTGGTGAGGTTCTTGCTGAGATTAACCGTGAAGTAGTTAGAAGCATTTATCTTTCTGCTGTAGCTGGTGCTCAAGTAAATACAACAACTGCTGGAATCTTCGATTTAGATACAGATTCTAATGGTCGTTGGAGTGTTGAGAAATTTAAAGGTTTAATGTTCGCTCTGGAAAGAGATGCTAACGCTGTCGGACAACAAACTCGTAGAGGGAAAGGTAATATAATCATCTGTTCTGCTGATGTAGCTTCGGCTCTTCAAATGGCTGGTGTTTTAGATTACACTCCTGCTATAAATAACAATCTAAATGTTGATGACACATCTACTACATTCGCTGGTGTTATGAACGGCAGATTTAAAGTGTATGTTGACCCATATGCTGCTAATGTTGCTGCTTCACAATACTATGTTGTAGGATATAAAGGTACTTCACCTTACGATGCTGGTGTCTTCTACTGTCCATATGTTCCACTACAAATGGTTCGTGCGGTAGGTGAAAACACTTTCCAACCTAAGATTGGTTTCAAAACTCGTTATGGTATTGCTGCTAATCCATTCCACACTGGTGTGATTAGTGCTGGTACTGCAGAAAATACAAGTATTACTGCAAATACTAACAAATACTATCGTAGAGTTAAGGTGACAAATCTTATGTAAGATTGTTGTTTTATACAACTACAAATGAATTGGCCCACTTCGGTGGGCCTTTTTATTTCCTTGACATTTCTTGTATATACCTGATAATATAACTACATGTATTGATAATTAGTAGAGTATATTAGACACCTCTTATATGGTAAATCGTTGATATCATTGACTATTAGATATAATGTTAAGGATATATTACTACTAAATATTATCATAGTCAAAGTGGTAAGTGGGTATCCCCTTCTAGACATAGAATTCCTTATACCAATTTAAGACACTTTGCAAATTAATTAACCTTTTCATGGGAGGATATATGAAATGGGAAATATATTACTAAACTTACGCTACTTACTAGCACCCGTACTAATAATAGTTGCTGGAGCTGGTGTTCTAATTGGAGGCATTCTGTCTTGGTTAGGAGTAGTTTTACTTTTCGTTGGTCTACTTGTAGATATTGCAACGAAATTCGAAACAACAGGTGTAGGGTTTGATAAAGATGGCGAATCATTAGGATGGGCTACTTTTCAAAACCTAACTATGTATTTCATGTTGCCAGTATTCGTACTGTTCCAATTAGTAATGGCTTGGAGAGTTTACTCTTTTATGGCATTCGGTGGAGCTGAAGGCGAATTAGTGACAACAATATTTGGGTTAATACCCATGTATGAAGGCATAACAGCAGTAAATCTAATCGGAGCAACATTATCATCTGGTATCTTTATTGGAATTGGAATCATTTATGGACATGAGTTATCTCATACTAAAGGATTCGGTTTCATAGTATCTAGAATGATGATGGCGTTATCTGGTTCAGCACATTTCTGCTATGCACATGTTTACAATCATCACCTAGAATTAGGAAGTGAAGATGACCCTGCTACTGCTCCAAGAGGACGCACAATCTATGGTCACTATCCACTATCTTATTTTGGGCAATCAAAATTTCTATTTAACATGGAAAAAGAAAGACTAAACCGTATGGGAGTTAATTTTATCTCTTGGCAAAATCGTTGGATAAGAGGATATCTAATGGCAGTGCCAACAGTTGCATTATTCTTTGCAGCTGGTGGTTGGATAGGTATGGCAGTACTAGCAACAGTTTGGGGAATCTCAAACTTTGAACTAGAAGCTCTTAACTATCTAGAACACTATGGTTTAATTCGTGTTAAAGACCAACCAATAGATTACAGACATAATTGGGATAACTCAACTTGTTTTACTTCATGGTTCTTTATTGAAATCGGTAGACAAGCTGACCATCACGATAGAGGTGAAACTCACTTCTGGGAATTAGAAAATGTCGGGTGTCCAAATACTGGTTGGGGATATTTCGTAGTATTCTTTATAGCTCTCGTACCACCAATATGGCATTGGTATATGAGAAAAAGACTAGCAGCTTGGGATGAGCATTTCGCTACTGACGAGGAAAAAGCAATTGCTAGAAGAATCAATAAGGAAGTTGGTTATGAAGGTACACCATTCGTTGGTGACATTTTACAAGATGCTGGTAATGTAGACCTAGGTCTTCGTTCGGCTAAAAAGTAATACTAATATAAATAGTATATGAAAGGGGTTTAGTAGATGTACTGCCCCTTTCTTTTTCTCTTATAAATAATACATATGGCAACTAAACAATCACCAATAAGCAGACAACCAACTAAACTAGACTATTCAAGTCCTACACAGTTTCGTTTTTCTATTAATCAATTACCTAAAGTAGAATATTTTACAGTTGCTGCTAATGTACCTGGTATAACTTTAAGTGAAACATCTTTAGCTAATCCATTAAAAGATATACCACTACCAGGTGATAAATTAACTTATGAGGATTTAACAATAACATTTATTGTAGATGAAAATTTAGAAAACTATGTTGAATTACATAATTGGTTAACGGGATTAGGTTTTCCAAAAGATAGAAGTCAATTTAGAGAATTTAGAAGTTCAACATCAAATACACCTTCAGGTCGTGCATCTAAACAAGGTTCTGACATTGGTGATGTTAAAGGAGCTGCACCAGACAGTGGTATGTTTAGTGACGCAACATTAACTATACTTACAAATAAAAATAACCCAGTCACAGAAATAAGATTTCGTGATTGTTTCCCTGTTAGTGTTGGGGCATTATCTTATAATCAAAATTTAACTGATATAGATTACTTAACAACAGAAGTAACTTTTAAATATAATATATACGAAATAGTAGCACTATAAATAATTAAATCATATAATGTAAAGGAGTGATTATGACTTTAGATGAATTAAAGATTCAAGTTGCAAATGACTTGAAAGTAAATGATGAAAGACTTGATACCGAATCATTAAGAAACCAAGAATTATATTCCAAATATTTAGATACTAAATCTAATTTTGAATTATTAATGTACAAAGCAAAAAGTGATTATAAAATATTGTACAGACAGAAATGGGAATATTATGGTGGAAAAGCAGACGCAAAGATTTATGAAACTAAACCATTTGATTTAAAGGTACTTAAATCAGACCTATCAGTTTATATCGAATCAGATGAAGATATAATTAAAATCGAAAATAAAATAGTATATCTAGAAACTGTTGTCAAGTATATAGATGGTGTTCTTAAATCTATACAATCAAGAGGTTGGGATATTAAGAATGCAATACAATGGAAAAACTTTGAAGCAGGATTAATGTAATGATAGAGAATTATGATGATTTTTTAGAAGGCCATGTTGCACAATTAATTGATTTACATATGAGAGAGGTATCATGGAAGTATGATTATGCTTCGGTTGAAGGTGGAAAGAATAAACATTGGCATGTTCTTGCTGGACATGATATGAAAGAATGTAGAGAGAACGGATATGATTTTGTAGAACCTATCTGGGATACAATAGATAGAAAATTTGAAGGTCATTTAAATTTACTTCGAGTTTATTTTAATGCTCATACTCATGGAATAGAACCACATACACATTTAGATGATGGTGATATTACTATGATATATTATCCTAGAATGGATTGGGATGTAGATTATGGTGGTGGAACTATGGTACAAGAAAAAGATAGTCATCCAACATATCTTCAATATATTGGAAATAGATTAATTGCTTTTACAGCTAACTTACCACATCAAGGTCAACCAGTAAGTAGAGAATGTTATAAGTTAAGAACTGTAATAGTATTTAAAACAGAATGGAAAGATAAGGAAAAAAGAAAGTGGTGGGATAATCTAGATGGTAAGCTAGATATGAATAAAGTTAAAATTGTTAAAGACTAAAATTATGAAAAATTATATGAGTTTTGTCGGTCACTATAAAAAGTTGGTGGATGATTCTCTTTGCGATTCTATAATAAATACAGACTTTCAATATTCTAAATCAACTTATTCAACTCATGCAGGACTATCACCAGATGATGAAAGAGTTAAAATGGATGAGATATGGATTCGTAAGAATGAAAAATATTATGATGAACTAAAAAATATTGTATCTAAAGCTGCTGATTTATATTCAGAAGAAGTGAAAAAAAGTGATAGAGATTTTATTGTACAAAAAACAACTGATTTTAGATTAAACAAATATGAAACAGGTGGATTCATGTCAAGACATACTGATAATATACATCATAGTCATGGCCAACAATATGGATATCCACAAGCAACTTGTTTAATATTTTTAAATGATAATTTCGAAGGTGGTCAATTTATCGTATCAGAATTATATTTAAGAATTAGAAAAGGGGATGTATTAATATTCCCATCAAATTTCATGTTCCCACATGAGGTTGAAAAAATTACAAAAGGAACAAGGTGGACAATAGTATCATGGTTGATGTAGTAATTCATAAAACATTCCCAACTATCGTATCAGAATTTAAATTTGATATGGATGATAGTGAGCGTGATATTGTTATTAAAGAACTTGGTTCTGTGGAAAAGAAATCTAATGAAATAATTATACAAACTAATGATAAACTAGCAGAAAGAATACCTAATTTTACAAGAAATATTTTTGATATAGCAAATAAAATATTAAGAGAAACATTTAAATATGAATATGATAATTTAGAAATTACTAGTATGTGGGCTAATCAATTATCAAAAGGAGAAACACATCCACCACATACACATTCGAATAATGTATTATCAGGTGTATATTATTTACATTCAAAATGTGAAGCACCAATACAATTTTTTGACCCAAGACCACAGGCAAATGTATTACATCCAAATATAAAATATTCTAATTTCGAAAATTCAGGGATGATAAGTTTTAGAAATGATACAGGTATTGGATTAATGTTTCCTGCTTGGTTGCAACATTGGGTCCCACCAACTACTGATAATAGAATTAGTATATCATGGAATATAATATTAAGAGGTGACTATGGACAACCAGGCACATTACAAAATTCACATATCTAAACTCAATGAAGTTTATTTACAAGTAGAATGCGATAACCCTGGTATCTGCTACGAGTTAGTACAGTATTTTACTTTTGAAGTACCTGGTCATAAGTTTATGCCTGCATATAGAAATAAAATGTGGGATGGTAAGATAAGATTATTTTCTGATAAGACAGGTAAAATATATGTAGGTCTATTATCTTATATCAAAGAATTCTGCGAAAGAAATGAAATTGAGATAGAGATTGATGATGATGTACAAGATACAGAAGATTTAGATATTAATAAAGTAAATGATTTTGTATCATCACTTAAACCAAAATCAAAAGGAAAAGAATTAGAGATAAGAGATTATCAATTAAATGCAATACATCACGCGTTATGTAATCATAGAGGTATGTTAGTATCACCAACTGCAAGTGGTAAGTCATTAATCATTTATTCATTAATAAGATTTTATAATCATTTACTTAAAGATAATAAAATATTAATATTAGTACCAACAACATCTTTAGTAGAACAAATGTATTCAGATTTTATTGACTATGGTTGGGATGATAAATACTTACATAGAATATATCAAGGTCATGAAAAAGATACAGATAAACCTGTAGTTATATCGACATGGCAATCTATCTATAAACTAGATAAAAATTATTTTGAAAAATTTGGATGTGTCATCGGTGATGAAGCACACTTGTTTAAGTCTAAATCATTAACATCTATTATGACAAAACTGATAAATTGTAAATATCGTTTTGGATTAACAGGTACACTAGATGGTACACAGACACATAGATTAGTTTTAGAGGGATTGTTTGGTAAGGTTGAAAAAGTGACAACTACCAAGGAGCTAATGGATAAAGATACATTGGCCGAGTTAAGAATTAAATGTATTTTATTAAAACATAAAGAATCTGACTGTAAGTTAGTTAAGGATATGAAATATAGTGATGAACTATCATTTATAGTAGCTCACGAAACACGGAATCACTTCATTTCAAGACTTTGTGATAATTTAAGTGGTAATACACTATGTCTATATCAATTAGTAGAAAAACATGGTGTAGTGTTATATAATCATATGAAGAATTTTAAAGATAGGAAAGTATTCTTTATACATGGGGGAACAGCAACAAATGATAGAGAAGAAATTAGAGCAATTACAGAAAAAGAAAAAGACGCAATTATTATCGCATCGTATGGTACATTTTCTACTGGTATTAACATTAGGAACTTGCATAATGTCGTGTTCGCATCTCCGTCCAAGTCTAGAATACGAGTGCTCCAAAGTATCGGCCGTGGGTTGCGGAAGTCAGATAAAGATAATATACACACAACCCTTTTAGACATAGGGGATGATTTTAGTTATAAAGATAGGAAGAATTTTACTTTACAA